AAAGAAGTAACTGATATAAGGGATAATGTTCTTAAACCAAATAAAGATATGCAAAACATAGTCGATACTACTGGAACAAATGGTGGTATAGCAGTTAAGAGCGGAGTTAAATATGTTAATTCTAATTATATAAAAAAAATGGCAGTAAACAAATGGATAAATGCCAATACAAATAATACAATTGATAAATAAACAATTATGAAAGATAATGACGTACTGGGTGGATTTAGTGCTGTTTTTGATACACTATCACCTAATGAAGACATGAAATTAAAAGGATTTGAGGTCATAGAAGATGCAAACGATCCGACAACTGATACAAAGGCATTGGATATAAATACCCCTAATCCATTTACTATAGATGATGAACCAGATGAAATAGTTGAAACTTCAACTCCTGAAGAATCTAAAAAAGATGTAAAAACAGAGACAGAAGAAGAAAAGCCAAAGGAAGTAACTGAAGATTCAAAAGAGGATGAAAAACCAACAGAGACAGTTGACGATTCTGAAACAGAGCAGGTAACTGCATTCTTTGATGCTATAGCAGAACAGGTTGGATGGAATGATATTACAGAGGAGGAGAAACCTAAGTCCGTAGATGATTTTGTAAGTTATATGAAATCTGCAGTCGAGGAAAGTAGCAAGCCTCAATATGCGAATGATGATATTGCAGCATTAGATGAATATGTGAAAGCAGGTGGAAACCTAAATGATTACTTTACTAATGCTTCCTTAGATGTAGATTACGAGTCTTTAGATGTTAGTGACTTGGATACTCAAAAGGCATTAGTAAAAGAATTCTTAACCGAAAAGGGATTTAGTGATACACAAATTAAACGAAAATTAGAAAAGTATGAAGATGCCGATCTATTAGAGGATGAAGCTACCGATGCGGTTGAATTTTTAAAGGAATCTAAAGAACAGAAGAAGAAAGCGCTATTAGAAGACCAAAGAACTGCCTATGAGTCTAATATAAAAGAGCAACAAACTTTTTACAACAACGTTACTACCCAAATAGAAGCACTAGCGGACGTGCGCGGGATAAAAATACCCAAAGAAGATAAGAAGCTTTTAGCTGAATATATTTTTAGGGTAGAACCAGATGGAAGGACTAAGTATCAAAAAGATTATTCCAATCCTGAAAAAATGGCCAAGAACTTAATAGAATCTGCATACTTTACCTGGAAAGGTGATAAGTTGATAGAAAATGCTAAAAGGTCTGGAGAAACCTCCGCTACAGAAAGACTTAAAAATACTTTGAAAACAAACAAAGTAAGTGGTTCAAAACAATCAATAAATAATGGGTCTCCAACACCACTATGGTCTATAGCTTCGCAACAACTATTACGAAGACCCCAATAATTAAATAATAAAACTAAGTTTTAAAATGGATAATGGAATTTTAAATAATCTACAGCTTTACAGAGGAAAATGGTTTTCTGATCTTGTTGACGAAAACATGCTTTCTAATGCATTGTTAACTAAACCTCACGAAGTATCTAGCGTAATTTCTTACGTATTTGGTACTAAGGACGATGGATATAGTTCTGCTCTTGACTTCTTAACAGGCGGTCTTGGTAAAACTATGGTAATTGACCAACGTGAATTCAGATGGTCAGTAATGATCGACTCTGACCGTGCAGTTACAATTCGTTCAGCTAAGTGGAATGGTTCTGTAGTAACAGACCCAACAACTCAAGCAGGATTAGGCAATACGCCTATCATGTTATCACTAGAAGATAAATGGTTTGGTCCTGGTGCAATCATCGAATTAGATGATAAAGAATTTCAATTACGTATATCTGGTGCTCCGTACCAAGATGGTAATGAATGGGTCTATACTTGTTTTATTGCTGATAGTCAAGCAACTTCATTTGTACCTGGTAAATATTTACTTTCAGGTTGTCAAGTTTCTCGTTTAGGTTCTGCCTACGAAGAATATTCTGAAGAAGCAGATATCATCAATTATAACACTCATATTAAATTGCATAACCATTTGACTACAGTTCGTTTGTCTTATGATATTACTGGTACTGCTTTTAGTACTGTACTTGCAATTGCATTGAAAGATCCTAAAACAGGTAAGACTTCTTATTTATGGTCTGATTTCCAGGAATGGAAAGCTGCTCGTGAATGGAACAAACGTCAAGAACGTCAATTAGTATATTCTAAATATAATGCTAATGCTGATGGTACGACCGATCTAATGGGAACTAATGGCCGTCCAGTGTATATTGGTGCAGGTCTATTGCAACAAATCGCTCCAGCTAATCGTAGGTATTATACTGAATTGAATGCCGATTTACTAGAAGACTTCTTGTTTGATATGTCTTATAATATGCTAGGAACGAATGAACGTAAGTTTGTTGCTTTCACTGGCGAAATGGGTATGCGTGAATTTGATCGTGTACTGAAAGAAAAAATGGGTGCTTTCAATTTGATTGATAGCAAATTTATTACTGGTTCAGGTCAAGAATTAACTTTAGGTGGTCAGTTTACTACTTATCGTATGACTAACGGTATTGAATTAACCGTTAAACACTTACCAATGTACGATGATATCGTTCATAATCGTAAACTGCATCCAATTACTGGTAAACCAGTTGAATCATATCGTTTTACTTTCTTAGACTTCGGCACAAGGGATGGTGAAGCTAATATCGTTAAGGTTGCTAGAAAAGATAGAGAAATGGTTATGTGGCATACTGGTGGTTCTGTTACCCCTGGGGCTGGATATGGTAAATCTATCAATACCCTACGTTCAAATGCAAAAGATGGTTACTCAGTTCATTTCTTAGGTGAAGTTGGAATCATGGTACGTGATCCACGTGCTTGTGGTGAGTTGATCATGGATGTAATTGACTAATAAAAAACTTATATGCATTGGTTGGTTCTGATGCATATAACATAACTAGATTTCGAGAGTACAAAAGATATCAAATCAAACAAAGTTATAATAAGAATTATAGATACAATATTTTGAATTATTTTTCATTCAATGGGATATAATCAATCTTATCCAATAGGTTGATTGTTTTTAGTATTAATTTTTAATTTTTTATAATTATGGCACTTACTTTAGATGGAACTACTACATTGCCTGCAATGGGAGGTAGTTCATTAGGTTCAGGCGTTGGGCTTGGAGCAGTCGGTGGAGGTATTGCTGGATTAATCCTTGGTGGATTAGTTGGCAATAACGGAAATGGACTTTTTGGCGGAGGTAATAATAATACCAATGCAGCTGAATTTGGATCTTTAAATAATCAAATTCAAACATTACAGGCTCAGATAGATAATACGGCTCTTTCATCTCAAATGAGAGCAGATACTATAGATATTTCTACTAGTATCGGTAATGTCGGAACCCAAATTGGACAATTATCAACAGCGCAAGCAGCTGCTAATTTCACAACACTAGATTCCATTAATGGACTAGGGAGGGACATTACTGCTCAGGCAAATCAAAATGCATTACAGCAATTGAATAGCTTCAACAATATGACTACTACAAACCTTCAAGGTTTTAATAGTTCTGCAATGCAAGTACAAAATGCAACTAATCAAATAATTGCACAAGGAACTGCAAACGCTATGGCAATGGCAAATTGTTGCTGCGAAATAAAGAGTACTATTTTAGCTGATGGTAACGCAACTCGCGCATTGATCAATGATCTTAACGTTCAAAACTTAAGGGATCAATTAACGGCTGCTAACAATAAGATTAGCAATAATGATCAGAATCAATATTTGTTAAGTTCTATCTTAACTCATATTCATCCAACAGTAACTGGGACGACCATAGTCTAATAAAAACTACCTAGGAGGTTTCGGCCTCCCAGGTTAATATATAAAGATATGGCAAGTCCGATAACTGTAGGAACTACAGCAGCTGTAGTGGTCCTAGCAAATTTGTCTAGAGCAAATATTCGTTTTCAGAATACTAGCGCGACACAAACTATCTATCTCAAAAGAGTACCATCTAGTGGGGTTTTTACACCAGTATCTGCTACAGATTATGATGTAAGAATGTTACCAGATTCTGCTACTGGAGAAGGTGGTGAACCATTTGAAACTAACTCAGTTTCTGCATTTCAAGCAGTATCATCTGCTGCTGCAGGAACTCTAGCAATTTATGAAACTGTAATAGTATAAGATCATGGAAGATAACTTTTTTAAAATTAGTTTTGATAAGGTCATGGAGATGATCTTAATCGAAGAGAGACAGAAGATACACAAATTTATATTAGAGACTTTAGGAAAAGCTACTGCCGATATATTTGATACGTATAAACCAACAGAATCAGAGACTCTTAAGTTGTTCTCTGCGGTCTAATCTATATTACGATGGAAGATAATCTACAAAATAATAATACTGCCTTAGAAGCAGCCGTAGAACCTAAAAAGGTGTATCCATTAGTAGAAGAGATGACATTCAGATCTCCTGTAAAGAGTGAAGAAGAAGCATATAGATTATTAATGGCTATACAAACATTGGTTAATGAAGTGGGATCAGTCGAGATTATATCGATGTTCGATTATTTTATAAAAAATCCATCTGCTATAGTGAAGGCTAAGAAGTACTTACCCTATATAAAAATGTTGGTATGAGCAAATTCTTGAATTTAATAGAAAAAGCAGCTCCAATCGTAATCCAATCTAAACCAATGATAGAGATCATAAATATTATAAATGATCATTTAGACGATATGTGTGTTCTTCATCCAGGAGCTCATGACGATCTTATGAATGATATTTATATGATAGCCAATGGTCCGTATTTCGATTTAGACATGGCTACTAAAGCTGTATCCAATATGAGTAATGAAGATGGGACAACTGGTCAAAAGGTTAGCATGGCTGATAGTAATCAAATCGCATCAAGCCTAGGAATATACTTTGATAAGTTTAATCAGTATGACTGGTACTATACAATAAACATGATCTATTCTGATTATGGGGTTGCATTAGGTTCTAATACATCGTTACTAAATGACGTCGCAAAAGCTTTTTTAATGGATAGGGATGCCCCAGCAGGGAAAGCCTATTTGTATTATAAAGCAATGTGTTAAAGTATTTATGTGGGGCAATTGAGTTTGCCCCACATAACAATTAAATAAACTATAAAAACAACTATACTTTTAATTATATTAAAAATGGAAGTGGTATTAAAACATAAGCGTAAAGACGCTTGGGCTGGCGTAATCAAATATAAATCATGTTTCGATTATATTGCACCCGCATTAACTAGATCTGGAAACAGACACACTGGTTTAACCGATGAAGATGCAGTTAGATTAGAGAAAGAACTAAATCTAGGACCAAATACATTGGCTCCGTATAGTAAATATTGGGTTACTTTTATTATTAAAGTAACAAACAAAGAACTATTATTAGATACAAGTAGACCATGGGATGAGTTACAATACTTATTTTTAAAGAACCATCATAGAGTTGCTATTGGATTAAACGATTTAAAGCCAGGAGCTGACTTTGTTCTTATAAATAAAGATTCAGAAGCTCAGGAATCTAATCGTATCAATAAAAGAAAACGTGATGCAATTAAAGAGTTCGATAAAATGTCTTTGGAGGATATGCGTAAATGCTTACGTCTATTTGGATACAAAGCCGATACTATGTCTGCTGAATTAGTAGAAAGTAAGTTATTTGAACAGGTAGAAGGCGCTCCTGAGAAGTTCTTCTCTAA